TCCTTTTGAGAATACTTTTAGAAGTAAAAAGACTCTTTCAGATATTGAAGATGAAATTGATAGACTACTTCGAGAAAAAAATCTTCCGATAGAAGAAGCAAACCGAGAAGCAGAGAGAATCATACAAGAGAGATTTGATGCAGTTGCTCGTAAAAACCTTCCGAAGACTGTACAGGAAAGAGAAAAGCGGTTACGTGGAATAACAGCAGCCGCAAAACGTGGACAACAAAAGTACATCCCAAGAGGAAATCCTGAAAACTTTGATCCATCTCCATCGAATATTTTTCAAAATTCAGAACCTGAACCGATTAATCAAGAACCGTTTTACGTTGGAGGACAATCTCCCGAATCTGCACGAATAGAAAAGTTCAAGCTTGTTCCCTCAAAGTCTAAGGAAGTGAAAAAGACAGTAATCCCAGAGAGACCTCGTAAGAAGGAAGTGCCAAGAGGTAAGAGTCTTGATGATGCTTTAAGTATCGAAAGTGATCCGTCTTTAGCAATAAATGATCCGAACATTGACTTCTTAGGAGAAAATACTGAGCAACTGTTAGAACGAGTCAGAACAGTTTTAAAGGCTATTCCTAAAGGCCAAGGTCGAGGAACGGCCCCAGTCATTCGTAGAGTTGTCAAAGATATTTCGGAGGCTAACGAAGCAGATAGATTATCTGGACAAGTCTTTGGACCAACAGAACGTATTGGCGAGGTATTACAACAAAAGCCTGCGACGCACAAAGGATTTAGTTTTCAAGATTTGACTGAAGCACTTGGTCCCAAAGGCGAACAATTAATTAACGATACACTAAAAGCATCTGGTGGGAAGATTTTCAATGTACTCCCAAAGGAAAAAGGAACGCAACTAAAACAATTATTAGCTGCTAGAGAACGATTAGCGAAGAGTAGAGCTAGAGCAGCGAGAGAAGTAGGAGCATCTGGAAGGCAAACGAAATACCAACCGTTACGATTGCCTACACGTCCAAATTCCGAACTTGTTGAAACAATTCGACAACGACTGATTGCCCCACTGAAGGGTCAGGAATTTCCACAACCCAAAACTCGTAAACCTACGAAAGCGCAATCAGAGGCTGCTGCTATTGAACGTGAACTTGAATTAACAAGTGGTCGTAGTCGCCCCGAAGATCCAACTCCGACTTTAATTTCAGGTCGTGGAATTAAAGAACTATCTCGAAGGCGTATCATTGACGCACAACAAGGACCGCAAAAGATTCCAACTACTCCTATTGGATTAAACGGGCAGCCTATTCCTACTCCGGATACAGTCAGGACAATTCAACGATCTACAATTGATCCTAGCATGAGACATTTGTTAGAAGCTTTCGAGGAAGCTATCACTTCTGGACAATCGCAAGAGAGTGTGTTACTTGAAGCACTGAAACATATTTTAGCTACTCCACACAAAAAAGTTAGACCTTAATATCGAAAGGCTCTTACGATGGCTGAAGAACAAATTCCCCAAGAAGTAGATGCAGCTATTAATGCTTCTCTTGGTGATACTGCTCCTACGAAACGTTCCCAAAGGAAACGTGCTCCTGTTTACCAAGTATTAGGTAACAGTAAGATTCCTGTAGCCAAAGCCACTGGGAAGGTTTGGAAGTCTCGTGTTGCACAAGCAATGCGACAGACTGAAGGTGTTCGAGAAGCATGGTCAGAGGCAATTCGTTATTTCGAGAATGACCAATTAGGTCATAGACAAGGACAGGAAAACGCTTCTGGTAATCGTCTNGGGAATAGAAAGTTAAATAATAATATCACTGAGACTGAAAACGTCGTCTTTGCCAATGTTACTACAATGGTCCCGGCGTTGTATGCTAGAAATCCTACAGCAGAATTTACTTCTAACATTGAAAGCAAGAAACGTCTTGCTACCATTACAGAGCGTCTTGTTAATGTTCTTGGTGGTCGTAAAGCTGTTCCAGGCATTAACTTGAAACCAAAGGCGAAACGTTGTGTCGTTACTTGCCTACTTACGAATAGAGCATGGTTGAAAATTGGTTGGACACCAAAAGCTGATAGTAGTGAACAAGCATTGTCTGATTTAGCAACACTATCTGTCGAATTAGAGAAGGCAAAGAACAGTAAGAAGATTGTAGAGATCGAGGGCAAACTACAGGCTTTAGAAGAGTCCATCGACATCTTACGTCCAGCAGGGCCGTTTGCGAAAGTCAAATCTCCTTTTGATATCCTCGTTGATCCTAATGCTAAAGAGATCGACTTAACAGATGCTAATTGGGTTATCGAAGCTGATATGCTTCCTACAGAGTTTATCCTTGCTCGTTATGCGACTAAGAAGAAAGGCTCTGCTGACTTTGCGTCTATCTATCAACCTACTCATATTATGAAAGCTACGTTAGAAGGTGAAGATGGTATCGAAAACCACGAGAACTTCAGCATCTTCTCAAACGATAAGAAAGAGACAGCAAAGTCTTTTGGCTTCAATGATGAAGAAGCTTTCGAGAAGGCGAAGTTAACAAAGGTTTATTTCGTCTGGGATCGAATTACAAGACGTGTACTCCTTTATAATAGTGCTGACTGGACTTGGCCGATTTGGGTTTGGGATGATCCACTACAATTAGACACATTCTTCCCGTTCTTCCCTCTTACATTCTTCGAAAGTCCTAATGGACCGCTTACGAAGGGTGAAGTATCGTACTATCTTGACCAACAAGATGGTATTAATGAAATTACAGATGAAAAGCGTCGTGCAAGGCGTTGGGCAAGACGTAATCTCTTCTTCAATAAAAATGTCATCAACGGCGAGGACGTTTCCGCAGTTATCAATGGAGATGATGGAACTATTCGTGGATTAGATATTCCTATCGACATGAAAATCGTAGACGTGATTGGAACTATTCCACCTCCTTCTCTCCGTTTCCAAGAAATCTTTGATAAAGAAGGACTTTACAGAGCAGTAGATCGCATATCTTCTGTCGGTGAAGTTCTTCGTGGTGCACAATTCAAGACTAATACAAACAAGAGTGCGGTTCAAGCTAATGTCTCTGCCTCGAATATGCGCATTGATGAAAAGGCGGATCAAATAGAGGATTGGATTGGGGCGATTTATTGGGGAATTGCACAACTTTGTTTAATGAATATGGATAAAGAGACTGTTGTTAACCTCGTAGGAGAAGAAGCTTCAGAAGTTTGGGAGAATATGTCCGCAGAGGAAATCTCTTCGTTATCTCAAACAGTCGTTGGTGGTTCTACAAAGAAGCCTACTAGCGCTGCAAAGAAAGAAGAAGCACTTGAATTTGGTCAAGTGTTAGGCCAATTCGTCAACGCTGCTCCTGGACCAGTCTTAAAAGTCATGCTTCAAGTTATGGAAAAAGCTTTTGATGAAGTAACCATGCGTGAAGAAGATTGGCAGGAATTAGAAGCGGCTATTACACAACAGAGTACTGGAAAACAAGGACAACAGGGCGCGGCTAGTGGTCCTGATGTTGGTTCAGCAAGTCCTGAACAACTAAAACAATTACTAGCACAACTACCTCCAGAATTGAAACAGCAAGTGCAAAGTGCTATTCAATCTGGAGTGTCGCCGCAAACAGCCTTGCAAGGTGCAATGGCTCAGGCGTCTCAACAGACACAATAAGGGGATGAACGATGCACCCACGGAATAACGATTCTTCAAAACTTGTTACTACGGATGAAGCAATTCTATCTAGTATTGGAGAAGGAGATGAACCGACTTCAAGCGAAAGTCCTGATGAGGAAGATTCGGGAACGGAAGCGAACACTACGACACAGACACCTTCTGCCGATAGTGGACAAAGTACTACACAGGGCGATGAAGGCCAGCAGCCCGCAAAAACTCATGGTCCCCAAGACCTCCTTGATGCAAACGGAAATGTCATTGCTACAGGAGGAAAAGAAAGAAGGTTCTACGAAACTGCTAGACGAGAAAAAACCCGTGCAGATCAAGCCTCGCGAGAAGTCGAAACACTTAAAGCACAATTAGAGGCTATTAATAGTGCTGGAACAATAGGAACACAATACGATCTCACTCCAGAAGAAGTTTCGACAGGTGCACAGTTGATTGCATCGTATAAGAAAAATCCAGTCGAAACTGTACAATATATGTTGACACAGTTACAAGGAAGCGGGTATAATGTGGATGGCATAACTAGCGGTGGCGTCGATATGGCTGCCGTGAAACAAATGCTCGATACAGCTCTTGCCCCCCTTGTAGGTGATCGACAAGAACGGTTAGACACACAAGAGGCTTATTCCCGTGCAGAGGAAATCTACAATACGTTTAGTAGTCAGTTTCCTGATGCACAAATTCATGAAAATTCTCTCGCCCGACTTCTAAAAGCTGATCCTAGCTTATCGCCAGAAGCCGCGTATTATAAACTCCAGAACTTCTATTTGCAAAATAGCTTGGACTGGAAGAAGCCCCTAGAGGTTTTACAAGAAGAAGCGAAAGGTTCTCCCTCTAGTGTTAATACGCAACAACAGCCTCCCGATGGTGGTGGAGTTTCCGCAAGGAATGTTACTAATACTGCTAATGTGGCTGATGTAAATACCTCTACTGATGATATCATTCGTCAGGCTATGAAAGAGGCTGGCATAACAAGTTAGGAAAAGAAACCATGGCAAGTACTCCTATTGCCACAGTTCTCGAATCCACGTTGACTCGTTCGCGCAAGAAGTTGATTCTTGCGTCTATCAAGTCTAATGCCTTGATGGCTTGGGCTTTCGCAAACAGTCGTGTGGAATTTGAAGATGGTGGCCACGAAATTACGAATCCTCTTACTTTGGGTCGTAATCCGAATATCACGTCGTACGAATACTTTGATGAGCAACCGATTGCTCAGACAAGTGAGTTCGACACTGTTACTTACAATTGGGCACGTGTTGCTGGCTCAGTTGTAATCTCCGATCAAGAAGAAGACGAAAACCAAGGCGCTGCACAGATTTTTAAGCTTATGAAAGCGAAAATTGACGTGCTCGAAGAAAGTATTAAAGAGAAGTTTTCAGAATATCTCTATGCTTCTGGTGCTGGAACTGATCCTCAAGGGGTCACGTTGCTTATTCCTGATGATCCTACTACAGGAACCGTTGGTAATATCAATCGTGCCAATGAAACTCAGTGGCGTACTTCTGCCTATGACTTTAATGGCAACCTCGATAGTACGAACATTGAAGAAGCCTTTGATGATATCTTGATGGACTTGACACTGAAAGGTGACAAGCCGGATGTTATCCTCACTGGTCGTAATCTGTTCCGTCACTATCGTACTGCTGTAAGAGACAAAGTCGTCATTAACTTGTCAGAGAGCAATTCTGGCAAGAAGATGATCGGACCTTGGCTTTGCTGGTGTTAAACACCAGAACATTCCTATGTTGTATGATGAAGATTGCCCCGTGAACAAGGCATACTTCATTAACAGCAAGTACCTCCGCCTACACGTCCTCAAACATGTTAATATGAAGGTCAAAGAATTGGTCGCCCCTTGGACGATTGATGCTCATGGTCGTCGTATTGTTTGGCAGGGACAGTGGTGCTTATGGAAAGCTTTCAGGACTCATGCTGTCCTAATCAACTCGTAAACGTAACCAAAGGAGTAAGGGGATGAACTCGACCGTTAAACCTCGCTTTGAGACGCATAAACTTGAGGGAAAGCGCATTCGGAGAGTAGCTACGTGCAAGAAAGACAAAGCTGGAAAACTACTCGGTGGTTTTACTTTCGAAGAGCAAGAAGTAGATGCCGGTTGGATGGTTTACTTTCCGAATGGCTCTTCAATCCACGTTTGGACAAAGGAAGAAATGGAGCGGCAGGGATTTTTGTCTGATCCTACACTCGTTGACATGGAAACAGGTGATAACATGGGTAAGGTCCATACAAATAGCCTGAAAGCAAGATCAGAACAGAAGGAACGTGCCACGAAGGCTTCTAAGGTCCACCACACGATCTAATGGAGAAAGAAGATGACTAAAGTTGTTGCTAACAACTATCCGAGAAGTATCAGTCAGTATGTTCCTAACATGGAATTTGCTGCTGATGTAGTCGGTGATACTCATATTGTAAATCTTGGTAGCCCTGCTGCTTTGGATGCAGATGGTATCTTCGATGGTGTTACTGCTGACGCTACTACTGGCGGTAATACTTATACCTCGTCTGACTTTAAGACTACATTTGATTGGTTCATCGACTTCCTTAACTACCACGGCTGGGATGATGGATGCCACTTATGGGCGTTGTCTTACATTAGTCGGCTCTGCTGGTTCTAACCATTGTTTGCACGTATTTCTGGTCGTGATTATCTTGGTCAGGCGATGAAAGAGCAGCTTACTCTTAGCGGTACTACCATTCAATATGGAAAGAAAGCGTTCAAATATATCGACTCCATGTTGGTAGCTGCTGGAGCTGCTGGAGATACTTGTGATCTTGGTTGGTCCGATGTTTTGGGCCTTCCTTATGCTGCCCAAGCTATCACCGGTTGGTTAGAAGACGATGTTCAAAAGGACGTTGGACGTAATGTAGTTACTCAGTCACAAGCTATGGTGTATGCTACGGATGCTTCCTTGTTCATCTCTTCGCCCGTTGCTGGGTTCATCGTTGGACTATCTTCCGTCTCTACCATTGCTAATACTACCGCTGCGAATGCAATTACCATTGAAATTGGTGGTACTACTGTTGCTGGTTTAGCCCTTTCAGTCCTTTCTACCGATTCTATCGGAGACGCTTACTCTGATTTTGCTGGTAGTGATGATCATGGGCTTACTGGTAAAGTTGCCAAGGGTGGCGCAGTAGAAATTGTATCCGATACTGGTGGTACTGCTGGTGCTGGAGTAGTCAACGTGCATATCGAACAGAATGTCAGATTCATTGATGCTGATCGTACTGCTACTCAAACAGCCACGACTGGAGACACACGTGGCACAGTGCTTCCGTACACTTCTTGTGACGGTAGTGTTACTTACGAAGCACGTTGTATTGTCAATACCGCTGATCTTCACGGTATTGAACAGTATAACGGCTAAGTAGGTCGGACGGGGAAGTCTTGGCCTCCCCTTCACTTCCCCGTCCACTATCTTCATGAGTACATTAACTCAATTAATCACAAGAACCGTTGATAGATTATCAATGGTGGCTGGATCTGGTACGCAGATATACGCGGAAGATCGTATAGCTGAGATGATCCAACACAAGTTTGATATCTTATTCGATAAAGCCTTTTGGCCACAATTTCTAACGTGGGCGCAATGGACTCTCGATGGTACGTTAGGCATTGTTACAACGGACTTATCGTCATTAGTTAAACGCTTTGAAGACATTCGCGTTATTTTCCCACAAAATTCGACTACTCCGTTGACAAAGATGTCAGCGCTTACGACAAATCCTTTTGAATTGTCTGGGACGCAACCTATTCATTATGAAGCTTTAGGACCAAATGACACGAATAAGACTAGTCGCGTGTTTCAAATTTGGCCTAAAACTTCTACAGGGACTATTGTTTCTCAATATAGAACGAAACCTGCCACCTTCGTAGGAACAGATGAGATTGACTTCGATGATCAAGCCTTGATCCTTGGAGCTGTCTTTGACTATCTTGAAGATGATGGGACAAACCCAAATGCGACACAGAAGTTTCAATTGTTGTTTGAAGCACGAGTGAAACAATTGGAGAATATGTTGAACTCTGGTCCGATTAGTCTTGATCCAGTGACAGCATTACCACAAACCTTTAGCTTCGTGGAGTTACCATAATGGCTGACATTTCTGCTCCTGAACTGCGATTGTTAAATACTATATTGACTCAAATTGATGCTGAACGTATCCCCTCAGAAGGAGGAACACCTGACTTTCCTATCCAGAATACCGCTCGCGCGTTTGAAGAAACTTTGCGAGCTAATAGNCAACAATTCAATGATAAAATATCACCTAACGCGGGAGAGCAACAAGTTAATAGTCCATTATTAAGTGCTATTTTCGATTTCATAACCCAACAAAAGCCTCCAGGACAATGAAAATTTTTATACTAACAACTAATCTCGTAGAGTTACCGTAATGGTTGCGATGGCATTATTTCCACGTAACCAGCAAGTCAAACGTAATCGTTTGATGCTAGATGCGACCATTCGAGACTTCTCTGGAGGCTTAAACGTCGTTGACAACGATTTAAACCTTGATACAAAGTTTTCTAAAGTGTTGCAGAATTTACAACGAGGAATTGATGGTGCCAATGCTGTTCGTCCAGGCACAAAACTATTTGCTGATACAAATGCGTACCTTGATGAGATTATTAATTGTACATACTACAATGGAGCCATTATTGCTGTCGGCAAGAATGGGCAGATGGTTTCTATAGATAACACAGGAAAAGTAGGATCAATTTGGAGCAATGATTGGGCAAATAATTTACCAGGAAATCCTGATGGTTGGAGTGCTACATCGTTCGCCTCTTTTGCAATTTTTAACGGAGACTTGATTGTTTGTAATGGAATAAATAAACCCGTCATCATAACTTCTTCCTTTTCTGCTTCGTATTTAAAGGATTTGGCCGATGATAGTAACGCAAATACCCCTATTGCACGGTTTGTTGTTGCTCACGGTCGCTATTTGGTTATGGCTGGTAGCCTCGTTGCCGGAGAAGAAGATCGGCTCTTTATATCAGCTACTGATATTAGTGGTACTTGGGTTGGGGATTCTGCTCCTAATGATGCAGTTAATTTAGATTTGGGTTCACGTGTTCCTAGTGGATCACATACGATAAAAGGATTAGGACGCTTTCGAGATAAATTGATGGTTATGTTTGAGAATGCTATCCTTCCAGGAACATTAGGAGTCTTTACAGGAACTGATCATACACCAACATTTGATGATGCCTTTGAGAATGTAGGTACTATATCTCATCGAAGCATTCAGACTGTTGGTGAAGATATGATATTCGGAGATGCTAGTGGTATTTCTTCTATACAACGTGCCTTGTTTACTGGAAGTGTCACGAATGAACGCTCTTCACAACTTGTTGATCCTTTGTATCAACAAATCATGGGCAACTTAGTCGTCACAACGGCTATTGAGGACAAAGTCTGGAGCATTTGGGACAGTAACAGTTTGAATTACATGGTATTCATTCCAAATGCGGATGGAGATACGGAGACTACAGAATACCGTTGTCTCGTACTCAAAAAGAATAAGAAGTTGAAGATAGAGGCTTGGCATGATTGGCGTAATTGGAACTTTCGTTCTGGTTGTCGTTCTGCTCTTAAGACCATTTTCTTAACGACAGGAACACAAATATTCCAATTAGGAAAAATTACGGAAGACTCTGACGCTATCGTACAAGACTTTGTCGGTGATCAAGAGATTTGGAGCGATAACACTCCGTTTACAGATTATACAGGATTTACTCCTGTAGCTTCTGTCGCTGATAGTGGTATTCCTATTAACTTCATTTGGGAATTTCCTTGGTCAGATAACAAGGCACGATTTCTAACAAAGAACAGTCGTTATCTCAACTTCGATACAATCGGTGATAATAAGTTTCTTGTTGAAATGTTTACGGATAATATCTACGAAGATCGTTCCGACTTCGGAGAGGATTGGGAAGAAGACGCTTTAAAGTTCGACGATGATTTGGGTTGGGATGTTAAAGCACTTAATCCAACATTATCAATGCTTTTCGAAGGTGGAGATAGCCCTGGATTTGGCGCTGATGATTTTGGAGAGGATTTCGGTGGGGGCAGGCCGACTCGACTAGAAAAATTGTATGCTTGGGTAGCGAAGTACAAGTTACAAAAGCTTCGAATATCAGGGGATGCTACGAAGGGTTTGAAGTTTGTCTCGGTCACTCTAGCATACTTGCTTGGATCACCTAGGAGGTAATCATGACTAGCAATGTTGATACAACGTTTCCTGCTGATAATGTAAAGGTTAGTAAGGCAACGTTTCGTGCGCAAATGCTTGTAATCAAAACAGAACTGGAAGAACTTCAACGGTTGACACGTCTTCCGTGGAAGATTGCTCGTGGTGATCTTAGTGTTTAATAGGAGAAAGTAATGGCGGACAAAATTGGCGTCCTCGGAGAAGCTACTGTAGCGACAATCGCTACGACGACTGTATACACAGTTCCAACGTCTAAAGCTGCAAAAGTAAAGATCATGTGGTTGGGGCAGGCTGGAGCAGACAGTCTTGGTGATCTTACTATCACTGTAAACGGAATTGCCGTGGCTACTATTCTTAACATGACTACAGTNNACTATTTACATTCGAATAGTACCTTGTTNGTGAATCCTGAAACTGCTGCTGCTCCTACAGGCGCTACAGCATTGTTAACAGTAGCTCCAGCACCTTTCGAATACTATCTAAACGCTGCTGATACCATTACGTACACGATTGGTACTACAGCAATGACTAGTATGAAGATGCAAGTTGTTGGAACAGAGATTGATGTCTAAAGGGTAGATCATGACTACTACTCCTAACTACAATTTCGAGTTGATTGCCTTCGACCAAATTCCTTGGCATGAAAAAGAACATGATAATTGGTCTCTTCTTGACGCCTTATTGGCCCGTTATGTTTCTATTTCAAATGTACAAGGGGTTTGGCAGAACGCTTTAGCTGTCACTGTTGGACAGAAGTATATTGACTCAGACCTTGGAACGATTTGGGAAGTTCTTGTTGCTCATACAACACCTAGTACAGGAACATTCGCGGCAAGTCGTTCCGCAACTTCAACGAATTGGCAAAGTTTTACAGTTGAAGTGACGAATCAAGGGACTTGGACAACGGCGACAGTGTACTCACCAAATGATTTTGTCGTTGATACCAATCGTTATGGAATTGTAACTACTGCTTACACATCAGGAGCTTCTTATGATATTGATGTTACTGCTGGGAATATTGTAACACTTATAGATACGTCTACTGTTGCTACAGATGTCGCGGCGGCGGCGGCTAGTGCAAGTGCAGCTTCAACTAGTGAAACAAATGCAAGTACTAGTGAGACTAACGCCGCTGCAAGCGAAAGTGCGGCTAGTACAAGTGAAACTAACGCTGGTACGTCTGAAACGAATGCTAGTAGTAGTGCTAGTGCCGCTTCTACATCTGAAACAAATGCAGGAACTTCAGAAACCAATGCAGGTACTTCAGAAACAAACGCTGCTGCTAGTGCTTCAGCGGCGGCAACTTCGGAAACAAATGCGGCCACGAGTGAAACTAATGCTGCTGCAAGTGCAGCTTCATTGCCTACGATTTCTGGTGGTGATGCCACTAAAATGCTTCGTGTTAATGCTGGAGAAACTGGCTATGATTTTCGAACGGTTGCACAGGTACTCTCGGATATTGGTGCACAAGCTGATCTTGCCGTTCCAAGTCAAGCAGAAGCAGAAGCAGGAACAGCTACAACTGAGCGAGTGTGGACGGCACAACGAGTAAGTCAAGCGATTGCGGCTTTAGCTGCTGGTGGTGGCGCATGGACACTGATCGGAACTGCTACTGCTTCAAGTAGTGCCAGTTTGACAATTACAGGCCTGGACGCAACATATGATACGTACGTGATTATCGGTGCTGATCTTGTCCCGGCGACCGATGCAGTAGTCGGCTGGTTAAGAATTGGTGACTCTAGTGGTGTTGACTCCGGAGCATCAGATTATAACTGGTTTGCTACTGGCGGATATCGTCCATCTGGTGCAGCAACAGGCGTTGCCGCGCCGACCCATAGCAAGGACAATGCGGATGCCCAAATCGAGATGAGTGTGCAGGGCGTCGGTAATGCGGCTACTGAAAGTCTTAGTTTCTATGCTTTCTTACATTCTCCTCGTGGCAACGGGTATCCTCATATCCGAGGAACAACTTTTTATTCCCCGGATGCTGTAGGCGAGTCAACAGAATTTGGAGGGACGCGCAACTCTTTAATCACAACTGATCGCATGAACTTCCAGTTTGCATCTGGCAATATTGCGTCAGGACGCATCACCGTTTGGGGGATAGCACATGCCTAGATATCATGACATTTGGGATGCTAAGCAAGGAAAGCAAGTTCGGGTTCCATTTACTCCTGAGGAAGAAACCGCACGTGATGCAGAGGAAGCGGCCTTCATCGCTGAAAAACCTACACGTGTGCTTGCTAGTCTCCGGCAAAAGCGTAATGAAAAGCTTAGGGATAGTGATTGGACCCAGTTTCTCGATACTCCGATAGACGTTGCAACGCAGGCGAAATGGGCAACTTATCGGCAGGAACTTCGTGATCTTCCTGCCACAACCGTTGACCCGGCGAAACCTTTGTGGCCAGTGGAACCAAAGTAGGAACAATCCATGAATAATCTAATGAACCTTATGCGTTTTTGGCCTGTTGCGATAATGGTTGCATTAATTATCGCAGGTTACGCAACATTACAAGCTCAAACGGCGCAAAGTATTATAGAAATCCAAGAAAACAAGAAAACAATTAAGGATAATTCACACGCAATTACAGAAACTGAAAAAGTTATCATTCGTATTGAAACAAAATTTGACACAATTCAGCGAGATCAAGCTAAGCAACAGTTAACTTTAGAAAGTATTCTTCGTAAAGTAGGCGGAGAAAATCGGTAATGCAAATTCAAGTGCCAGTACAATGTTTTTCAAATGAAATTTTTGAGCAAGTTTTAAAAGCAAAAGATTTGGTTCCAAGCGATTATGGAGTATTGCAAAAGGGGGAAGGGCTTTTAACTATTTGGCAAACTGTATCACAAGATTTTTGGGCGGCTGTTATTAGTTTAATAAATGGAACATCTTGTCTAATGGCATTTGGAAATAATTGGGAAACTGTTATAGCATCGTGGCCATATGTTCCTATTTAAACATTATCGAGATGTTCCAGATAGTCTTTGGCATTGGGAAAATTTCGCCCCAAGAGAAATCGCTTGCAGAGGAAGTGGAGAAATAAAAATTGTACCAGAAGCTATGGATGCTTTGCAGAGAGTTAGGCGAGTGTTGGGTGCGCCCATGGTACTTACTTCCGCCTATAGATCAAGATTACACAATGCACGAGTTGGTGGAGCGCCTTTGTCTGCTCATCGTGCTTTGGTTCCTGGTATCCTTGCTTTTGATATACTTATCGCCGGTCATGATCGTAACGAGTTGTTACAAACTTGTCTTGAAAATGGTTTCGGTAGTTACGGGAAGTATAAAACGTTTCTTCATGTAGACACGCGAAAGGGAAGATCATGGGGTTCTTGGAACTAATCGGTAGCGTTTTAACTGGTGGGGCTACTGGATTGATTGGCTCTATACTAAGTAAAGGTATTGGGCTGTTTGAAGCATATCAAGAACGTAAGAATATGCAATTGGAATTTGAACATGAGTTAGCGTTATTAGATCGACAGGCTAAGTTAAAAGCCCAGGAGACCGAAAATGCTCTCGCCATTGCAAATGCGGAAACTGCAGCGTCGTTACGAGAGGCTTCATATCGACACGATACTCGTACTGGCCGTCCTCACAATTGGGTTATTGATACTCTTCGGTTAATACGTCCTGTACTTACAATCTTGTTAATCGGATTGACTTGGTTCATTTATTCAACAATCGCTGATGCAACTGTACAGATGGAGATTACAGCTTCTATTTTGTACATGACCGCGAGTGCTGTTACTTGGTGGTTTGGTGATAGAAGTTTGAATAGGAAGAAGTAAGATGCCTGATCCTGGAGTACAGCGAGGTGATAGAAGTATCCCCAGTAGGGAGCGACAAGCATTTACTGATGCTTTAATGAACACGACACCACTTGCAAATGTCCCTTCAGACGTCCCAACAATTGGGAAGCAAACATACTCTTTCGATACAAGCGCTCCAACATTTAAGGAGGTTTTAGCATTTTTCGCAAGTCCTACTGCGACTCTTCTTAACCGTACTCCCTTTGGACAAAAGCTTGCGGATGACTTTGGAAATTTCTGGGGAAGACTTACTGGACAAACCTTTCCTGGAATGAATCCACATGTTAATATCAACCCAAATCCCACAGGAGCTTTACCTAAAGCACCTTTAGATANATCAGCACCTTCAACAACTCCTTCTCCATCGAATATTCCTTTCGAAAGTCAACGAGATGGGAGGACACTCCAAGGGAATGATCTTGGACAAAGAATACAATCTTTCCTTGGTGATACAGGCATTACACCACAAGTAGACATTCCGAATGCTCTAAGCGCCTTTGAAAATGCTATTACTGGCGTCAATCGCGCTGAAACAGATTTCCGTGGACGTGATTTGACTGGTCAAGGTTTTGGAGACCCTGCTAGAACGCAGTTACAGGATATCTTTAACTCTTTAACTCCTGGACAGGACATTGGTAATCTTCTTAATGAACAAAGGGGCTTTGATCTTGGCCGTTCAGCGTTACAGACGGGACAGAATGAGGCTGTAGCAGGTAATCTTGCCTCTGTTCAAGAAGCTTTTCCAACAGGGTTTGAACAGGATTTATTCCAACCTGTTGATGATAGTATTATCCAAAGCATCATTGATGAAAGGCGTGGAGGTGCTTNAACACAAATTGGATCAGCCTTTGCCCGTGGAAGTCTCAATGAACAAGGNAGACAACANGCTAATCAAGCTTTAGGTACACAAGAACTTGNCGCGAGAGAGCGTCTAGGGGGAACTTGGTAGTACTGTAAGAAGTGAAAGTCAACAACTCGGGCGTAACATTGGACAAGAAGCTCGTGATGCTGCGAGTGACTTCGTCTTAGGTGATCCAGCATTTGACGTTAGTCCTTTTACAACACAGTTACAAAACCTTCAAGAAACAAGAACAGCTAATCAAGGCGCGAACATTCGTGACTTGTTGGGTTCAGAACCACTCTTTAATCCTCCAGAAGCTTTACGAGCTGGAGGACGTACACAAGGTCTTGTTTCCGGTACGACTCCTAATCAATCTTTCTTAGATGCCATCGCTGCAAGAGAAAGAACTACGACGACTAATCGTAGGGGATTAGGTTCAAGAGGAAGTGGAGCATTCTAATGCCATTGTTTGATACCATTCTTGGCAGCGTTATTGGTGGCTTCTTCGATAGAAGTGCCAATAAGGCGACAAACGCAGCGCAACAGCAAGCTAATCAAGCTAACATTGTTGCACAAGCTGCTAATCAAGAGAAGGGATTACAGGCTCTTACTGGTCAAAGTCCTTTTGGAACCTCAACGCGTAATGATCAAGGTGGGTTTGATGTAACTGCTCCTGGAGCAGAAGATGCTGCACGTACTCGAGCAGACTTGGCTTTCGGGGATATCGCTAGAGCTGGAAACATTAATCGTGCTACTACGGATTTTCAATTCACGTTGCCTTCTCTTTCCGATGCACAAGGAATTGTTAATCGTGATCGTGCTCTACAAGATACTGGCATTATCCAACCAGGATTAGATAAGATTGCCCTTTTGAAACAAAGACAATTCGGTGGGTTGAATAATACTGGAGAGACGGCGAATACAATTGATGCACTGTCACAATTCTCGGCCCAGAACCGTATAGGTGGAGAGCAAGATGCACTAAACTTGTTTAACAAGTCCCGAGAATCTGATAACGCTTTGTTATCACAACTTATTGCTAATAATTCTCCTCGTGCTCCTGCACCAACATTCTCTGGAGGACTTCCTGGCGGCGGTGCTGCTAATGTTATCGCTCAATCACCTCCAGCAGCTACTGTTCCTAATCTAAGTGGGGCGATTAATCCTGCTACAGGTAGTAATGTCGTATCGAATATCCTCGGAGAACTTCAAAGACAGGAGGATATCTCTCGATCGAATAAGATATGGAATGCACTACTTAATAGAGGTATAGGAAATGAAGGAACGTTTTCTAACCTTCCGACGGAGACAGTGTAATGGCAAATAACTCTCCACTTCCTTTCCTAGGACAAAGTAATCCTAGAGAAACTGTAAGAGGCGCAGAGGCTGCAAAGACTCCTGGAGCTTTGTTACGAACGGCCCTTGGACAAATCTTAGCAAATCGTGGAGGTTTGGATAAACAACGATTGGCTAATATTGGACAACGTAGGTCTACTGGTCTAGGAGTTAATCTAAACATTCCTCCATCTGGGGAATTGAGTGCTGAAAACATTCGTCAACAACAACAAAGTGAGGCTTCAAGACTTCTTGCTCAAGGAACTGAATCAGCACGACTTGCTGGAACAATTGGAATTTTCCCAGAAGATCCTACTGGGAAAACTGGTGCTAAAGTTTTTAATCCTGATGCGCCCGTGAGACAAGGTATACCACTTAGCATCGCTGCTGCTGATGCTGGAAACACGGCCAAATACTCTTCAGAGGAAGGAACGAAGACTTCAGAAGAGGTACTCGTAGATGATAACGGTAATACCATTCCTCTTCCTCATATGAAAAGGATTACTCGTTCAGGCAAAAAGAAAGAAACTAGTCGGAATCCTCCAACAACTCCATCAATCAATGTTTGGGAGGCTACTCCAGACCAGTTAATTAAAAGGGGCTTAGAACGTGGAGAACGAATATCTCCAGAGACTGGAAAGAAAGAACAAGTAATCTATCGTTCCCTTCCAGGTGGTCAAGCGCAAATCTTCGCCTCAAGACAATTACCAGATACAGGAAATTTCTAGTGTCAGAAATTGTTCCTCTCGATTCGATCAAAAAAGACGAGGATATCGTTCCTAATTTCTTCGATCAAAAAAGAACGCCCTAGTGATCCTGGGAAGCAGGGGCTTGCTGGGTTATCTGATATCCTTACAGGTATTCCCATTATCGCTGGCTTTGCTGGAGCAGGATTAGAAGCTGCGGCAAAAACCCCATTTAATGATAAAGGTTTTGTAGACACCTTTAAGGAATCAGCCTCTTCCGGTGTTGACTCCTCATTGATTAATTTCGGTGCTGACCTTCGAGAAGGTGTTAATAATCTCCTTGGAATCAAAGAACCAGTTTCCACAGAAGATCAAGTTGCTCGTCTCGCTGCAAGCCTTCTTCCTATTCCAGGATTTAGAGCTGTAGCAGGTGCAGGTAAACTTGCTCGTTTGGGTAAAAGTACTTTTAATGTCTTAACCCCGGCGGTCAAATATACACGGACGTCTACTAGACCTTTCCGAGATAAGTTAGTTGGAAAAGTTATTGAAGGGACACTATTAAATCGTGGTAACGTTGGAAGGGTTGGAGCACAATTAGGAATTGGTGTTGGATTAGAACAAGGCTTACGTGCCCTTGCAGATAATCCAGAACTCCCATTACTCTTCTCTGATAAAGCTTTAACGGGCCGCGAGCCTGTTGAAACACAACAAGAGGGTGCCCCTCCCATGAATGATCTACAAGGAGGTGGTGGTGTTGATCAACTTGTTTCAGCATCGAAAACTCCATCCGAAGAGATCATTCCTCTTGCCGATATCATACCAGAAGAACTCGTTCCTCTTGCTGAGATAATTCCAGATGCTCCACAAACAAATCAAGCTCTTGTTAAGGCACAACAAGATGTAGAAGATGAACAAAATAGAGTTCTAATGCGTAACATTGCGCTTGGGACAGGGGCAGCAATAGCAGTACTTCTCGGAGTACGTTTTAATAAGAAACTTTTAATGGCGAAGACGCGAACTGTATCTGGATTAGACCAAGTATCTAGAAATGCTGGAGAGAAGTCAGCTCTTGCAACTGTACAAGAAGCTACAAAGAACGCCAGTGAAGGGACGATAAACAAGTTAAAGGCTGCAAGTGATTCTATACGAAATATAGCTGCGAAACGCGGTTCTCGTTTGTTCGGGGCTGTGTTTGATTCTACAGGAAATATAGAAGCACATCTTCGGAGTATTGGTGCTACAGAAAGTGATATAGCACAACTTGCTGGACAAGAAATTACTGATGCTCGTGGAACGACTGCACAATTCTTGAAAGATGGAAAGTTTGGACAAGGCTCTCCTACTATTGTTCGTTCCTTACATAGTATACATCAGGAATTTCTTGCCCTTAATCCTAAAGAACAGCAACAGTTTCTTGATGGTGTAGCTTTTATTAGAGAAGATGTCGCACGTACTCGTGCCACGGCTTTTCATGCTTTAAAGAAAGATAAGAATAACCAGCTTACTGATTTACGAAAAGCTTTTGACGAAGGAACGATTGATGATATTGCTTTAGTCCAAAAAGAACAGGCTGACTTTATTGAGATTATTCGCGGGAAAGCTAGAAGGGAACGTCCAGGACTGTTTAATATAAATGCAAAAGGGAAACGTGTATTTATTGGTGATCCACAACTTCTTGCTAGGATTAAAGCCTTCGAAGCTAACCCTCGTTTTGTACAGATGCACAAAGCATTAACGCGAATTAATGATGCTGTTCTTGAAGAGGCTGTTCGCCGTGGAGCGAAAAGCAAAGAATGGGCAGACGCCGTCCGACGACAGTTTACTAAAGATGGGCGGTTAACGTATATCCCTGGGAAAGAGAATGTAGAACGAGCTGCCTGGCTTAATAGACAAGCAGCTGCTATGGGGTTCCATACTACCTCTGGAAAAATTCTTCGTGGGGTTGCTAATTGGCATTTACAAGGTCTTGTCGAGGGTCATGGGATTCAATCACCTCTTGATGCTTTTGAAGCTACTGCGAACTATGCCTATCAAGTTATGGATGATGTAAACAGATCGATAAAACAATGGAACGTTTTGACGCGGTTAACAGGACTGAAACTAGGTCCAGATGGAACGGCAATTTCCATCTTACCGAAATTCAAAGACTCTTTAAAACCGACAAGGTACATTGGAAGTTCTAGTATGGACGATCCTTTAAGTCAGGGTGGAAACATTCATGTTAGATTTAATATGGATGATCCAAAGATTGCAGAAAGGTTTGGTGTAAAAGAATCTGGAACATTTACTCCGGAACAACTAGTGAAAATGGATGATGCAATTTGGGTCCAACGTGGTAGCTCTTGGCATGGATTCTATGTTCCTGATAGACAGTTAAAGAAAGCTCTTGAATTTGACGCAGCTTTGCATAATAGGTTGTTAGAGTTCTCCAATTATTGGCGAGGGGTATTCACCGCCGATACTACAGGTAGATTTTCTGCTTTTGGTCCTACAGCTTTTGCCTTTAACCACCAAATATCAACATTTACTGCTATCTTACGCGCGACTAAAGCAGAAGGAGCGACACTTGGGAATGTTTCAAGAGAAGCCTTCGAAGTTTGGAAGGATAGTTACAAAGGGGCATGGGAATCCTTCTCTGTTGCAATGGCAGAAGATTATGCAGACATTCTAACACGAGCTATTCAAACAAGATCAGCATTGTATAAAAGTAATCCCAGACTAATCCGACAAATTCGTGTTGTTCTAAAGAACAAGGTACGTAGAACATTAATGTCTCCAATAGAAAGGGAGGTTGGACGTTCCGCTACTGGTTATAGTGGCAGAGAATTTTCAGGAGATTTGACTAACACCCTTGCACCAGCAGTTCCCTATGTAGCCAAACTTTATGGAGCTGGAGCATTGCCACGAATATGGAGGATTTGGAATCATTTAAATACAGCTATGCACGAAGGAACAGCCTTGGGGATTACAATGCGAAAGGCCCATGAAGCTGCACTGAAAAATCCAGAAAAAAGTTTTTCTGTTATTAGTAGACAAGCACGAAAAGATGCTATTGATCTTGTCGGAAGTGTGAATCTTCGAGGTTCTAGTGATATAGCAAAAGCCTTCCATGCCGTTGTTCCTTATTCAGGACCAATGTTACAAGCATGGTCTACACTAGGAAGAGCATTTAAAGTAGCAGGGGTTCGGAGAGCTTTGGGTGCTACCATTGCTGCTATAGGACTTCCAACAGCATTAGAAGTTACATATAATAGTACATTAGATTCTGATCAATTGTTTCCTGATCCAGCTGGCCCTGATCCATTAACGGGGATTACTAAGATGTGGAGTTATCGTGATTACTTCTGGAATGGATATACTACGGAACAACGCGCTAATTATCGTATTGTAATGATTCCTGGAAAGCCTCCTTGGGAAGCATCGATAGAGCGCATTACTCCAGAATTAAGTTTATTCCGTGGAATAGTTATAGATACTATGGAAGTACTTTTTAATTTGTCTCAGGAAGGTCTCGATCATGGGAACCACTCTCTAGCAGCATTGGTCAGAATATTTGATGTTCCACTTAATCCTGTAATGGCTGCTGTTGCCTCTGGATTTGGCTTAGATGTTCGTGCTGGGATTATTCCTGATGATGTACAAGGTAAAGGTTTCTCGTTTGTCCAAGGTAGACAACTATTTCATGGTACCCGTGCAGGAGCAGATGCAAGAATAAAATTTGAAGGAAATGAATTAGAAAAAGATACAACAGCTATTTTACAGGATATTTTTGGTGCAGTAGGGACTTTAATGGTTGGAATATATGAAGGCTTCAATGCTGGGAACGAGCAGACAAGTCTTAGTACCAGGGCGGAATTTGCTATGGATGAATTAGGACGTAATGTAATACGGCAAGTCAAATTCTTCCAACCTATCTTTGGAAAGAGCTTGCGAACCGCCCCTAATCGAGACAATGCTAGAGATTTGGTAGGAAAGAAGAGTGCTCTACAAAGAGCGAAGAATAACCTTGAACCGATTACTTCTGGGGCTTTATTCTCCGGAGGCAAACTCTCTCGTGGTAATACAATCTCTTCAACTTCTGATCCAATTGCGATTATGCTTTCAGCATCGGCAAAGACTTATCTAGACGCAATAAAGCCTTTCGACGAAGCGATTAGTGATCTACGTGGACAAATCCAGAAGCTTGGAACGTCTACAGAAGACCGTTTCGCATATAAAGGTATTACTGTTAAACAACGTGATGATATTATTGACTCACTTAACCTACGAATTGGTGCTTACCAAGCACAACAGCTTTCTATTCTCAAACAATTTGAAGAAGAGTTTGCCCGTTCCGTATACCAGAACATTGGTGTTGATATTTCTGGTTTCGAGTTCAATAACTTCCAGCCAAAACCTACTCCGGCAGGTTCAGCTTCGCTAGGACTTCCGAAGTTACCCCGAACTTCTCAATAGCCCGAGTTGCTCGATACATCTGTCCCCGTTTCAATTTGAATATCTGGATCATACCACATTCGTGCATGATGTTAATGAGTAGACGTAACTCTTTAGCATCCATGCGACGGACTATACGCCTTTGAACATCCGAATGCTTGATTCCATCCGATCCTGCTTCAATGAGGATTTCTCGAAGGCGTGTAATTCCTGATGTAATTCTTGCTCGTTGTGAGAAGTCTCCTCCGAAGAGACCATTGGCTTGATTTTTAACTTGATGAATAATTTTAATGGCTGTGGAGATGTGTCGAGCTTGTATTTCAAGAGTTCCGTCGTTGATTGCAAGGCAGGCTGCAAGTCGTAGCGTGTGATCATCTTCTCTAGCCTCGAATGAAGCGAGGAAAGGATCGGAGTGAGTCCTCCGAGAATTGTACCAGTTCTTGAAACGTTGTAACCCTCCTGAAGAAATCTGAATGGTCTTGTTTTCTTTGGCGGAAGTAGTAGCCAATCGTAATGCTTCTGATACTTTGTCTTTTGCATGATCATCTCTTTCTTTTGGCCAAGCAATGGCTCGTTTTCTAGTATCGTCAACAATGAAGATAACTCGGCTTGTAAATCCTCCTTCGATAACGGATGGGTTAATTGCTGTGACCAACCAAGCTGGTGTAGATGCTGACAGAAAACTGACATAGACATTTTTCTGCTTGATCTCTCCGGACTTGAGGGTTCCAGGACTAATACGTAGACTCGGACAATCGTATAAATCAGTAAGAAGTCCTGGCATTGTTGCCATATAACCTTCACGTCCAAGGATTGTAACTAATTCAGAAACGGCGAAAGCTATATCTGCTCTTCCCAAAGCTTGCGTTCTAACATGGAGAGCAATGTCGAGACTTTCGGGTGAAGTCTTGCCGGCAAGAATGGGTACATCTCGTGTAAGCATCTCCGAAATAGAATTAACCGCTGTTGACTTTCTCGTCTCTCCGCTTTCAGCTGCCAAAATAAGATACCAATTAAGATGAACTGGAGTATTAGGACGATCCACAAATACAGTTCTTCCACAAGAAACTCCTATTGCCCAAATTGCACACCAGAAGTCGTATGATTCTGCTGTTTCTACATAAGACATGTATTGCATGTACTGTCCAATGAATGAATCAGGAGGGGCGAACTTTTTATAATTCATGAAACGTTGTGTTTTCCTTTTAAGAGTGTTCCAGCACTAAGAAAAAAGACGTCCTTCTGTTGCATTTTCGCCCATTGAATTTCTCGTGCTGTAGAAAAACCGATATATCCATCCACATTTAAAACGTAGATGGCGTCGCTGTTGGAAATCTTAT